AATACCTCGTGAAACCCGACCTAGTACCATTGAGGAAACAGATATGCTACCCGAAGAAGATATTAATATGCACATTGTAACTGTCGCTACCAACCCTAGTAAGGCATGGGCCTTATATCAGTCAGCCGACAGGTTTGGTGTAGAAGTACATAACCTTGGTAAAAACTCAGACTGGTATGATCCTATGGAAGGTCATGCAGGTATGCCCAAGATTGACATGATGATTGACTTCCTAAAGGAGTTACCTGATTCAGACATTGTGTTGTTCTTAGATGGTTACGACACGTTCTTTGTTAATTCACCATTAGAGATACTAGAACGGTTCAAAGGTTTTGGTGTAGATGTACTCTTTGGTGCAGAGGACAACTTCTGGCCCCCAGAAGAGTTCCTACAGAAACAGTTTGACCGTCAACACCCTAACGAGTATTACAAATACCTAAACAGTGGTTGTTACATTGGTCGTGCCGATGCTTTGTATCACTTGCTTACAGAGCCAGTTGTAAATGACACAGGGGATGATCAACGGTATTGTCAAGTAAGATATCTAGCACGTACTGAACCTCCAGAGGATTCACCTACTCATTGGAAATGGGATCGTATAAACTTTCCTTACAAGATTGCCTTGGACCATGAGGCTTACATCTTTCAAAACCACGACAATTCTGTAACGGTTCAAGATCGTCAGATGTACGGTGCTATCTGTTGCCCTTGTGTTTATCATGGTAACGGTGGTCAGTTAGCTAAAGATAAGTTTGTAAAGTTAGCTGCTGAGTTTGGTTACAAAGAGCCTCAACCTACTGCTTATATTATGACTTTAGATTATGAGGAAGTTGCACCAGATGTTTTAGTTACCCCTTTTATTACGGAGCAACAATGTGAATGGTTAATTTACAAATCAGAACGTCTTGGCAAATGGGATCAACTTGAGGGTGATAAGTTTCCAGCACAAGAGTTACGGATAAGAAACCTTGGCTTGTGGGAACATTATGAGAAACTCTGGAAAGAGAAACTTGCTAAGATTGCTATGGAGCATTGGAAGCCATATGCTCACATTGGTTTACGTGATGCCTTTACCATGCGGTACTCTATGGATACGCAGAAAAGTTTGGGGTGGCATACGGATGCTTCGTTGGTTACTGGTTCGGTAAAGCTGAACGACAACTACGAAGGTGCTACACTCATTTTCCCACGACAAGAGTTTACTAACATTGACGTACCTGTCGGTCACTGTATCCTATTTCCATCGGATGTAACTCATGGTCATTATGTTGATGAATTGCAAAGCGGCACAAAGTACAGCCTAACAATGTGGACCTCAAGATATGAGGGTGATGTAAACTAGGAGTAACAAATGTTTGGCACTAGCCCATTTTCATCGGCCCCATTTGCAGATATGGGGACGGAAGAGTACGAACTTACGGCTAATGCCATTACTACTGGCAACCCTAGTGTCGCTACCTCTACATTGTATGAAGAAGAAACCTTGGCTACACAAGGTACTCTTTTATCAGGTACACCAACACTAGGTACGTCTGACTTTAACCAAGGTCAAACACTATTATCTGGAAACCTAGACACAAACTCTGCATCTGTTGATGATGCTACTATGCAAGAGGATGAAACCTTTAGTGCAGGTAGCTTAGATACCAACAGCCCAGTGCTAGGTACAGCAGATATTACAGAGGACAATCAACTAGGTGATTCTGGAGAACTTGCCTCTGGTAACCCAACACTAAGTACGTCTGACTTTAATCAGACACAAACATTTGAGTTTGATTCATTATCAACAGGTAATGTTTCTGTTCCAGACATAAGTATGTCGGAAGAGGAAACTCTTTCTACAGGCAATGTAATTACAGGTTCTGCCTATGTAGATACAGCAGATATTACTGAAAACAATGACTTATCCACAGGTGACTTAGATACTGGTTCCGTAAGTGTACCTGATGCCACTATGCAAGAGGATGAAACCTTTGCAGCCACTGAGTTAGCTACAGGTGTTCCTTCATTAGATACATCAGATTTCGACCAGACACAAACATTTGAGTTCCCTGATTTAGAGACAGGTGACGTTTCTGTACCAGATATAAGTATGTCAGAGGAAGAAACTCTCTCTGCACAACTTATGGTCATTAACGATCCTGAGACTCCCTCTGTTGACTTCACTCAAGGTCATAACTTAGGTTCTGTAACCTTTGTAACTGGTGCAGTTAGTGTTCCTGATGTAAATATGTCAGAGGAAGAAACCCTTGGTGCAGTAAACCTAGATACAGGGCCTGTAGATTTAGTCTTAGACAGGATTTATCAGGATCATACCCTAGGTGATGCAGATAGTATAAATACAGGGCTTCCAGTATTTGATAATGTCACTTTACTACAATATCACATACTTTCCGTAGATAATATAGATACAGGCAAACCTGAAGTTGGTCTACCTAATGTTGAGTCAAATCACATATTAGAAACTGATGATCTAATCACAAACTTACACATACTTGGTACACCTCTATATGATGCTGACTTAGCACGTGAAGTTAATGCAGACAACAGAAAAATAGGAAACAGGGCAACTTTCTCTGGCGGTAATAAAACCAAGTTTGGACGTACTGCTGGAAACAGAGTTAAGGTAGGATAATGGCTTTTAAGATTAAGACAAACGACAGCAGCCCAAAGTTGACTGTAGACCTAGAGGATGCAGCAGGTAATGCTATCACTCTAGCTGGTTGTGCAGCAAGGTTTCATATGAAAGCGTATGGAGCAACCACACTAAAAGTTGATGCTGTTGCTGACATCACAGATGAAGATAATGGTCGTGTTGAATACACTTGGGCATCAGGTGATACAGATACTGCTGGAACTTACTATGGTGAGATTGAGGTAACCTTTGCTGATAACTCAGTAGAGACATTCCCTAACTCTGGTTACTTCACAATCATTATCCAAGAGGACCTAGACTAATGTATGATCCAGATACTTTACCCACAGAAGAAGAGATCAACAAAGCTGATAAACCTCTAAACAAGCCATTTCGCCTACCCAAGGGTTCTAGCAAGAAGTTTGGCGTATACGTTAAGGATGGCGACAAAACCAAGAAGGTTACCTTTGGTGACCCTAACATGGAAATCCGTAGGGATGATCCTAAAGCGAGAGCAAACTTTCGTAGTCGTCATTCCTGTGATACAGCAACCGATAAGACTAGCGCACGTTACTGGTCTTGCAGAATGTGGAGTAGTAGTACCGTGGGCAGTATGACCAAAGATATTACAGGCCAAATCCTAAAGGCCGATGAAGAACAACGCATGGTCTATGGCTGGGCCTCTGTAGTAACCGAAAAGGGTGAACCAGTAGTTGACCGCCAAGGCGATGTAATCGAACCTGACACACTTGTTAAAGCTGTAAACAAGTTTATGGAACATGTACGTGTCGGTAAAGAAATGCACCAAGGTGAGCAAATTGGACGAGTGATCCATTCAATGCCAGTCACTAAAGAAATAGGTGAAGCCTTGGGCATCCAGTCTGACCGTGAAGGTTGGGTCGTAGCTTTCAAAGTATACGATGATGACGTTTGGTCACGTGTTAAGTCTGGTGAACTAGCTGCCTTTAGCATTGGCGGCAAAGCAATCAAGGAAGATTATGACGATGCCTAATCTACTTAAACAACTTGAACTAGAAGAGTTATCCCTTGTGGATCGCCCTGCCAATGCACAAGCAATGGTATCCCTGTTCAAACGTGACAACTCCGATGAGGAAGAAATGAACCAAGAAACAGAAAAGTCTTACGACGAAGAAAAAATGGACTGCCCAGATTGCACAACTGAAAAAGCATGTGATCAACACATGGAAGTTGCAGAAAAGTCCGAAGAGATTGACCCTATGGTAGCAGAGATCGACACACTGAAAGCAGAGAACGAGCGTCTACGCAAGTCTTTGATTGAAGCAGGTTATGTCATCAAAGCAGAATCAATCGAAAAGAAAGCTGAACCAGAGTACCTAGAGTACAACGGTGAGCAAGTAAACAAAGCTGACATCCCAGCAGTGATCTTGAAAGCCCTAGAGGAAGCAGAGGTCGCTAAAGCAGACGCAGAGTTGACTAAATCAGCAACAGAATCCCTACCTCACTTTGACGTAGATGTTGCCAAGGCTCTTGTCGCTAAACATGCTGATGACGAAGCTGTAATGAATGTCCTGAAAGCTGCCGACTCAGTGTTCGCAGGTAAGATGGAAGAAGTCGGTAAATCGGACGCAGACGGTGAGTTCGCTTCTGCTGCTGACGCACTAGATGCAATGGTTAAGTCTTACATGGACGAAAACCAAATGAAGAAATCAGAGTATGCCAAAGCATATGCTGCTGTAGCTAAAACAGACGATGGCAAGGCTCTTATCAATAAATCCTATAAGGGGGAATAACAATGGCTGTAATGCAAAGCCGTGATACACGCACATTCAACGCTGGTGAGGACCTATCGTCAGCACAATTCAAGTTCGTCACACTAGAAGCAGACGGAAACGTAGACCTAGCAGACGCTGCTGGTGAGCGTTGCGTAGGTGTTCTACTGAACAAACCAGACGCTGCTGGTAAAGCTGCTACTGTTGCTATGACTGGTAAAGTCATGGTTGTAGCTGGTGGTTCTGTAACTGCTGGTGACGAAATCGCAACGGACGCTTCTGGTGACGCAGTAACTGCTTCCTCAACAAACATTGTCATGGGTTATGCCCTAGAGGATGCGGTTGACGGACAAGTATTTGCTATCGAACTAATCCAAGGCGGCAACGCTGCTGCGTAACAAAGCATAGAGAGGAATAAATAAATGCCTATGTTGACACCATCGGCGGTCCACCTAGACCAGCCGCTTACAAACTTGACCATTGCTTATGCTCAAGACCAAAACGCTTTCATTGCTGACAAAGTTTTCCCTGTTGTAGGCGTAGAACGTCAGTCTGACAAGTATTACATCTATGACCGTGCAAACATGAACCGTACAGGTGACGTTGCTAAACTAGCACCACGTACAGAAGTCAACCGTATCGGTCAAGCAATCTCAAACGATTCATACTATGCAGACGTTTATGGTCTAGGTATGGACTTTGACGAACAGACACTTGCAAACGAAGATGCTGCACTAGACATCCGTGCATCAGGTGCGCAAACTCTTGTCAACCGCCTAATGATCCACCGTGAGGAACAGTTCGCTGATACATTCTTCAAGGCTGGTGTCTGGGGTACAGACAGCACACCATCAAACTTGTGGTCAGACTACACAAACTCAACTCCAATCAAAGACGTAACTAACGCTCGTCGTACAATGCAGTTGAAATCTGGCGGCTTCAAGCCAAACACAATGGTTGTCGGTAAAGAAGTTCGTGACATCTTGATCAACCACCCAGACATTCTTGCACGTTTGAACGGTGGCGCAACTGTAAACAACACAGCGATGATCACAGACGCTAAACTAGCGGAAATCTTTGAAGTAGAGAACTTCTACGTCATGGAAGCTGTGAAAAACACTGCTGTTGAAGGTGCTGCGGAATCTAACGCATTCATCGGTGCAGACCACGCATTGTTGGTACACGGCCCACGTAACGCTGGCCTAATGACACCAGCAGCGGGTCTAACATTTGCTTGGAACAACATTCCATCTGCAAACAACTTGGGTATCACTGTTGAGTCTTTCTCAGACGATGCATTGAAGCGTCAACAAGTTGCAGAACACATTCAAGTTAAAATGGCTTATGACATGAAAGTCACAGGCGCAGACTTGGGTTACTTGTTCGAGCAAGTGATTGCATAAATTACTCTAGGGGGGCTTCGGTCCCCCTTTCCCTTTAGCTAGGAAAGTCCCGATATGAATTTTGATATGCCAATGCAAATTGACCAGCCCTTGTTTGTCAAGGTACCCTTCGATGGTTCTGGTCGATCATGGAAAACACAAGAACACTTCCCTTGGAAGGAAATGGGAGTAGACTACGAGCGAGTGAAACACTTGTACGGTATCCGCTTCCTATACCACAACGAAGAATTAGCAGCTAACCTAAAGGTTGGTGATGGACTAGAAGCACTAGACCTTGCTGGACTAAACGAACTTGTCAATACGATTAACGCCAAGGTTAAAGCTAAGACAAGTAACGACACAGAGTTCCAACGCAAGAAGTGCAAGAAGTCAAAGATACTAGACAAACAGCGTGGCCTGATACGATCTTGGCGGCGTAACTATGGCGAACTAGAGGTATGATAAATGGCTTGGTCCTATGATGAACGTAACTTAAATACAACGGATGCTTTGGGTCGTCTTAACGCCACACGGTTTCTGATTGGTGATACCAATGAGGATGACCAGCAGGTACAAGACGAAGAAGTTGCGTTTGCACTGGCCCAAGCTAACAACAACACATATTTCGCTGGTGCATTTCTATGTCGCACCATTGCAGCTAAATACTCACGTAACGTAGACGTAAAGATAAGTGGTGCCTTAGAAGAGACATCTAGTCAACTACAGGCCCACTACCTTGAACTAGCAGAAGCCTTGGAGTATCAAGCACAGAAAACTGGTGGTGTACTTGGTATCAAGGCAGGTGGTATTACTAAGTCCACTGTAGATAATGTAAGAGAAAACACTAACCGTGTAAAACCTTCATTCAATAAAGACCAGTTTAAAGTAGACGAACAATACTACGACTACGAGTAAGGAGTTAGCCATGAACGCCTACAATCTACTGCGACTTGTGCAGAGACATGGTTCTACTCTGACCTTGCATAAGGTGTCGGAAGGTACGTATGACCCTGCCACTGGTTCCCTTACTGGGGGTAGCACGACAGACTATGAGATCACTGGTTATATGTATGACGCAGTTACTGGTATAGCTACAGACGAAATAGTCAGGGGTGTAAAGAAGCTAGTAATACCTGCACTAGGGCTAACAGTAGAACCAGACGATGGTGATACAGTTTCTGGCCTAGGTGATAAGGTACACATTGATAGAGTTACTATCTACTACTCTGCTGGCCTTGCTGTTTTGTACGAGTGTGAGGTTAGAGAGTAATGGCTGGAAACTCTGTTAAGATACAGGTCAGTAAAACCTTTGAGGATAAACTTAAAGAGTTAGACGAACAGATAGAAGAGGATAAGCGTGAAGCTGTACGCAGTAGGGCATTAGAAGCCCTGAAGATGTCACAGCCGTTTGTTGACACTGGTGCCTACATGACCTCTTGGTCTATTTCTGTCGGCAGGGGTCGTCCTAGAGGTAAGTCATCAAGAGGCAGACCTAAAATGGATGCTGGTGCTGCGTTTCAGGAATCACTGCAAAACATCGAATCAGACCTAGCAAAACTTGATATGTCTAAAGATGAGTTTATACTTCGTAATGGCGCACCTCATGCTGACCCAAACTGGTCTGTCGAGAGAAAGTACAGGGTCTTTGCTAGATTAAAAGGTGGTAGCTAATGGCAAACATTGATAAGGACATTCGTGCTGCTTTAGAAAGTCAGTTATCTAGTATTACTGATGTACCATCTATAGCATACGAGAACGTGTCGTTTAGTCCGACGACTGGGAACAGTTACATCCAAGTATCTTATGCCCCACTAACAAGACGACCAGCCGCACGTGGACTAAGCCCACAACAAAGGTACGATGGTTTGTTCTTTATTAACTGCTATGCACCAGAGGGTAGTGGCCCTTCTGCTGGCGATACACTAGCCAAGAATGTTATGGAAGCATTTGAGGCAACCACAAAACTAACTCACAACAGTAAAACTGTTTATATTGACTATGCAGAAAGGCAATTAGCTTTTGTGGATAGCCCTTGGTATGTCGTACCTGTAACCATAGCTTGGTACGCTTATAACTAATTAGGAGATAACTCATGGCCTTTGCACAGGGTTCACGTTCTAGCTTGTCGTACATCGTAGAAAGCACATTTGGTACGACACCTGCTGGTAACTTTACAAACTTACCTTTTTCTACTCATTCACTAAACTTGTCTAAAGATCGTGTTGCTGGTAATGACATTCAGTCAGACCGTATGCCACGTGTTGATCGTCACGGTAACCGTCAGGTTGGTGGTGATATTGTCGCTGACATGCGTGATGCAGACTACGACGAGTTCCTAGAAGCTGCCATGCTAAACACATGGTCAACTAACGTACTTAAAGTTGGTACTACACCTAAGTTCTTTTCTATTGAGGACTATGCTGCTGACATCGACCAAGCACGTTTGTTCACAGGTATGACTGTCAACACGATGGGTGTTTCACTTGCCCCTAACCAAATGGTAACAACAACCTTTGGTATGGTCGGTAAAGACATGACCATCGGTGCTACAGAGAAAACTCAAGATGCAGCATCTGGTGCTTCACCTTTCGATGCTTACTCTGGTGACCTATCAATCGGTGACGTAGGTGCTGGTTCAGCATCAGCTATCGTTACTGGACTAGACTTCACATTGACTAACGGTTACGCACCTACATTTGTTGTTGGTGATGACTCAGCCCCCAGCCTAGAGTTTGGTCGTGCAGAAGTTGAAGGTACACTATCAGCATACTTTGAAGATGCTGCACTTATAAACCGTTTCATCAACGAAACAGAGACAGAGATTGAAGTGTCTGTTGGTGACGGTACAAACACAATGACATTCCTATTCCCACGTGTTAAGATTAACTCTGCTGACGTTGGTGTAGATGGTCCTACGAGCCGTGTAATCTCTATGTCTTTTGTTGCTCTATATGATACAACAGAAGCGACAAACTTGAAGATTACTCGCTCTGCGTAATCCCTAGCTAGGGCGGGGGGTGTTGGTGTCGGGTCTGGCATCCCCCACAATTAACCCGACTATCCCGAAAGGAACCTGACATGGATTTAAAAGATTTAACACCTAAGAGTGATGTAGTTGTAGTAGAACTAAAACACCCTGTAACACAAGAGCCCTTGTTGAATGAGGACGACAGCCCTATGACAATTTCGCTGTATGCACCTCACACTAAAGAGTACAAAGTGGTCCTTTGGGCAGTTACTGATGAACGACTAAAAGCGGCTGCAAAGACAGGTAAGATTGAAGTTAAAGCAGAAGATTTAGAGACTCAATCAATCGAAAGCCTAGCTAAAACTACAAAAGAGTGGAGTATTACTTTTGACAGTGAGAAACCTCCTCTTAGTTATGACAAAGCAAAACAGATTTACACTGAGGTGTTCTGGATTAAAGACCAACTTGAAGCTGCCTTGAGTAGCTACCTAAATTTTTTGAAGGGCTGATACGACAACTAGAGGACTATGCGGAACATCAGTTCTCATTGTTAAAGTCGTGTCAGTCAGGTGGTACTGAACGTGACCACTTAGAGCAAGTAGAGAAGCAGACAGGAATTAGACCAAAAGGTTTAGATGGTCCTACACTACCTTTTTTGTTGTCACACTTATGGTCTGCTTTTCTTCATCTTAACTCTAGCAGAAGTAGTGGGATGTCCTCTAACCCTATTACATTTCAAGAGATAAAAGCGTGGGCCGAATTAACCTCTACCCCACTAAATCCTACTGACGTAGAGATCATAAAGAGGTTAGATACCTTATATATTAGGAGTGCATAATGGCAAGGGCTGACCTTAAATATATCATTGGTTTTGAGACTAATGACTCTGACGTTGTTATGGCAACTAAAAGGCTAAAACAACTTCAAGACCAAGTTAAGTTCCTTGAGAACCAGCAAAAGCAAGGTGTTATTAGTGCTAACATCATGCGAAAAGGTCAGAAGCAACTTAATGATGAGATTGCTAGACTTCGTTCAGCTACTCAAAAAGGTGGTCAAGCACTAAGAGACTACATCACTCAAGTTGACAAAGGTGGTAAAGCCCTTCGTCGTAAAGAGATTGCAGCACAACAAGCTGGTTATCAGGTACAAGACTTTATCGTACAGGTTCAAGGTGGTACTAACCCACTTGTTGCGTTCTCACAACAGGCATCACAGTTGGCAGGTTTCTTTGCTGGCCCTTGGGGTGCTATGATTGGTTTGGGTATTGCTGCTGTATCTGGCTTGGTTATGGCGTTCTCTGCTGCTGGTCGGGCTTCCAAGGAGTTGAAAGAAAACCTTGAAAAAGACGTAGAGGACATGAACGAAAAGTTGAGGGAGTTATATACTGGCCTCAACCCCATGCAACAAAAACTTTCAGATGCCTTAGCTGCTGCACGTGCAGAAGAAGAAAAAGCCTTAATGGACTTTAATAGAAGGTTTGAAACTCTTGCTAGAATGGGTGTACATCCAGCCGATATGGGCATGGGGGTAGAAAACAGGCGCATGGAAAAAGCTGCCGCTGCTGTAAAAGAGGCTCAAGAGGACTTAGACCTTTATAACTCTAAGTTAAAAGAGATAAAAGACACTGAGGCCGCAAGAGCAAGAGAAGAGAAAGAACGTCAGAAAATTGCATCCGATACGGCAGCAGCACTAGCAGAGCAAGCAGCAGCAGACAAAGCAGCAGCAGAAGATGCAGAAAATAGACGAAAAGCTGCTGAGAAACTCCTAGAGAACTTTGGCATACAACTAAAGAACCGTGGTGCTATTGTTGGGCTAGAGGGTGAGTCACTGTTACTTGCTCAACAGCGTGTAGAAAAAGAAAATATTTTACGTCAGCTTGCGGCACAAGGTAAAGATATTAGTGACTATGAGGTCCAAGTGTTGTTGCGTAAACTTGGTCTACAGCACCAAGCAGAG